AAACGGTTTAATCAAATACACCAAGCGTTCCTGTAATCATAATAATTGACATAGGCAAAGGGGTGTCTTGTGTAATAGTGTTTTGACCCTCTTTGTCATAACCAAGGTTAGATATTCTTTTATCCCCTGTGAATAAAGCAGGAGCTTGATCCATTTCATCAGCAGAGGTTCTATAATCAATAGTATCCCCGTTTATCTTTCCGCCTAATGTTTCGTGAAACCTTACAATAACTTCATTCCATCTTTTAGATTTGCCTTGGATGGTGTTTAAAGGTTGTTGTATATCAGGGCGTAATGTTTTTAACGTAGAGGTGTATGAAAGCCCTACTTCAATCTCTGAAGCCGATCTATCTAAAGTGACTGATCCACTAACGACTGTCTTATCAGGATGAAGCGAACCGTCTGCAATAATCTTTACAGTTTCACCTTCTAAGTGATTTAACCCTGTAACAGTGGTAATAGCTGATCCGTCATAAGTTAATGCTGAATCAGTGTTTAAATCTTCCCACTGAAAAGACGTTGCGCCAACCCATTGCTTTTCATCCATGTATTCAACATAACGAACTGTTGCGCTATTGATTGTTCTTTTATTAATGACCCAAGTTTGATCTCTATCTGAGATAGGAATAGAGGCAGCAGACTCACATACTGCGCTACCTGTGCTAAATACTCCGCCAAATATTTGTCTAGCCCAAGCAACTATGTCTTGATCTCTTTCGTATGTCATAGAGAGTAATTTGCCATCACTTCTAACCGCCCACACTAACGAGTCACTTTCTTGCTTATAATCTAATGAAGTAATAGAGGGCTTAGTAATATGCTCTGATAATATAGTTATATCAGGAGCAACATAAGAATCTTGTTCAAAGCGAAAGAAAAACTCTCTTAGCTTTCTCCCTGCTCTTTGTACAAAAATAACGATGTTTCTAATTTGTATAGGCGGGATACTGGAAGAACCGTAACTTGTTTGTTTCTTAACTGATACGTTACTAGGTGATAAAGGAGCATCGCTTGTTGATGTTACTGTAAACTCGCCTCCTGCTGTTCCTACAATTAATCTACCCGCAGAAGCCAACCACCTAATTACATTAACCTTGTTAGAAGCGATAGTATAAATAATAGCGTCGTCAGTCTCGACTCCTGCTTTCATGTTTTCAAAGTCTGCTGAAACCGATCCCCATATTGTTTGGGGTTGATGTTTTGACCCTGCAAACATTAACCTTTGCTCATAAAAAACTATCGCTGCGGGATAGCCTCTGTAATCAGACCAAGACCCCTCAGCCCATACCGTTGTAGCTGTAGTTGCTGATAGGGTTGCTTGTATTGTTATGTCTACTACTGTTGTACTTGTGTAAGCGGTAACTAAAGCATAACCACCGTGAAGTTTAAAATAACCACCTACCATATTAGCGTTAAAATAAGCGACGCTTGCTGTTAATGTTCCTGTACCTGTTGAAACAGAAGGGTTCATTGTAGTAGCTGTGATATTGTCGTCTTGATATGGGCCGTCAATAAAAGTAACGGTTGTTAGTGTCCAAGAAGTATGGCCTGTTCTGGTCAGTTTTCTTGGTGCATAACTAGGGTGAACAAAATACATAGTGTCTGCGCTTTGTACAAACTGTACTTGAAATAAGTCTGCTTCTAAATAAGGCGTTGCTATTTCATAAACTCTTGCTGCTGTGCCACCAGAAGAATAAGCAGTATAAGCGGTAGAATCTTCACCTGTTAGCTCAAACGTGTCTGTTGCTTTATTAGCTACAGTAAATCTCTTGCCGTTTAATTCTGTCATCCCCGTGATAGACGCTATATCAACTACGTCACCATTAGAGTAAGGATGCCCCGCAATTGTTACTACAGCAGGACTAGCTTGAGTGATACCCGTTATAACTTGGGTCGCTTCGTTTATTACACCGTTATCTTTAAAGAATCTAAAGTAGGTGTCGCCCATCTCAATAATATAGGCTTGGTCGGTATTAAACTCGAAAGGAATTAAACGAGTTGATTTAGTTGAATCTTTTACTTCTGCTACGTGGTGTGTTCCTGCTCTTCTCTTTACGCCACCATGAGGCAGAACAATAAAGTTTTCCAGTGTCTTAACACCATTGTAATATTTAGCAAAGTCAACTCTCCCTTCTAATCGTGGCGAGAGTTCCCCTGATGTAAAGTTAGTATATACAGGCGATATTCTAGGCATTAAAGAACTTCTGCTCTAGCTATAATTAAATCGTCTGCATCCCATGTTTCGCCAAAACCTTCTTGCGCGTCCATTGTTCTTGCCTCACTTAGTTTTTCTTTAAAGAGTGAATTAAAAACTTGAACAGATGTATTGTTTTGAGTGATAGGCCAAGCCATTCTTTCGGCTAATCTATATTCAAGTGTTTCAGTAAATAATAAATCGAATTGATTAACGTCTGTTATTCTTGCTATGTACTGTAAGTAGACAGTAGAAGAATCAGTTACTAATTTCCTTCCTTCTATTTTCCATTTCTCATAATCATCATCTGTCTTTAATGCTCTTAAGCAATAAGGGTCTTCAGGTAATGCGTATTGATAGGTAAACTCAAAGGTGGGAGTAGCAACTTCTTGTGAAAGTTGTTGTCTCGTTATAGAAAAGTTCCAAGGATACGATCTTAATAAAGAATCCCTAGTTGCTGCGTAGAAACGATTACATAAACGAGCGCGAGTAGAATCATCTGTTAGTGACGTAATTGGATCATCGCCTAAAAGAGATAAAGCGTTTGAACAGATAGTAGCTTCAGAAGTCATTTGAGCCTCAAAGAAAAGGGGCTATTGCTAGCCCCAATTTGGTTTAGTCAACTACATAAAAGAAGTAACCAACAAGGTCATCTAAATTGGCCATTGCTCCAGGTGACGTTGCACGAATAACAACGCCTCCATTACTTTCAAATACATAAGTACCGCCAGTTAAAAGGTTAGCTGCAACAGCACCTTCAAACGTCCGCATACCTACTGCGTCAACATCTAAGCCGTCTACAAGTCCATCAGGATTGGCTACAACAGCCGCTCCATCAAGATTAGTATAAGCATCCCAACCTAAGTCGAGAGTAGCTGAAGATGTTGTCCAGTTGACGTACGCTTTAGACTGAGAGCCTAAAAGACGTACTTTACCCGCAGGGAGTTTACATAGCGCAACGCTTGAACCTGCGTCACCTGCTCCGTCTTGGGTGTGAGTGAAAAAAGCACAACGAACACGACCGTGCATTTCTGTCGTTCCATTTTTAACGACAGGAGTAGCGGTAGCGTTTGCGTACTCAGTTGATTTTTGAGTTGTAATAGCCATTTATAATCCCTCCTTAAGATGGGTCACAGGCGATTTCAACTACGCCTTCGTCTTCTACGCGAGTCGCGCCTAAATCCATTTCAGTGAAAACCTGAGTGGCATAGTTTTTATCTGCTCGTTCTGATATACGGACTGAAACATCTGAGCCGTTACCTAAACAGATTGCGGGTTGCGAGTAGCAAAGAACAAGTTGATCTGCGGAACTATCAGCAGCTATTCGTTCAGTACGAATAAAACTAAAACCCATAAAGGTATTAATCTCACCGTGAACAAGAGCTTTGACAGAGTTATAATCGCTAGAACCTATTTCCGTAGCGGTCAACAAGTTAGAAACTTGCTTTGCGTTAAGGACACAGAAACGAGGTGCATCAGAATCAATTTCTGAAGCATCCAATATTTCCCTAGCAGCGATTAACTTACCTACTGTTAAGCCAACATCACCAGAGCCACTATCATACGTGTGGTTAGCAACAACGACTTTCTGTGCTGAAGGTAGAGCTACAGTCGTAGCACCCGCAACACCAGAGTAAGCATTGCCAGAAGCAGCAGCGATAATATGATCATCTTTACGACGACCCATTGCAGCAACAGCGTTCATAGCATAAGGAGACTCAGGACTAATCAACATACGAACCTTATCAGGGTTATCAATCAAGTCTGCCCAACGTGAAGTTACGAGGCTTAATCGTCTGCGTGAATGAGGTGTGTCAATCTGAGGTGTATCATCATGGCGTGAAGTCGCATCTACTGCGGCTGTAGCACCTATACGCTCGATGTAAGCGTTCTTGCCTGTTACAGCTTCGTTCTTAACGGTAGCAGCAAGGCGCGAACCCTTTTGCTGACCTAACATAAGAATGTTAGCTTTATACTGCTCGACAAATGCAGTTGTGATTTGGGTACTCATAGGTATCCCTCCAAAAGTTATTTTTTTGTGTGAACTTTTTTTGGGCTACCTGTGGAACAGACCCTACAACCTAGCGTGGTTAGCGTACTAATAAAGGACTTTTCAGCTACCCTTCAGGATGAGCCTGTTGAAACAGTTTTTGCATTTCTGCTACGGCTGTATTGTGTCCAGGCTTCATCGAATTATTCGGATGATATAAATGATTTGGGTTATTCATAGCTTCCGCAATTTTCATTTGCGCTTCAGCAGGGGTTAAGGTTAAGTCAGATCGACCATCACCAAGAGCATTATCTTCTAATAACTCTTTGCCTACTTTATGGGCAAACTTTAGAAGTTCAGGGTTATTGCCTAACCCTGACTCATCTAAATACTTTTTAAGGTTGTCGCCACCAAATTCTTCTATTGCTTTTTTAGCAATGGATAAGTTTTGATCAGCAGCTTTGCCCCATTCTTTATTCATAGCCTCAGTCGCTTCTTTTAATGCGTTCTGAGATGCTTCTTCATTTTGTGTATTTAAACCACCAGCCATTTCATTCCATTTGTCATACAGGCTGTTAGCTTGCGCTTTAGTTAAGTTAGATTCGTGTGCAGCAGTTTGAAACCAATCTTGTAAGTTTGTATCTGCGTTTTCAGGTGTTTTAAAATCATAGCCACTTGATTCTTCAGGCTTACCTAACTTACCCCATACTTCATTCCATTCTTCATCGTTACCCGCTTCAGGTATTGGAACACGACCCCCTAGCATTTTTTGTGAACTAACTAATTGATTAGCTAAACTTTCTATATCTTTTGTTTCTTGTATTACTGTATTGCTTTGTAAATCTTCTGATAAACCTTCTTTCCAGTCGGACACTTGTTCAGTGCTATCCATTCTCTATCTCCATAACGAGGTCTTTTATTTTTGATGTAATGCGAAGGACGATAGATCGCTGCCCCTCATTAAATGCCGTTTGATGTGAGTCTTTATCAAACGATATGCGGTCACGATAAGTCAAGAGATCGGTTAAGACCCTTATACCTTGCTCAGAACCAAACGTAATCGCGTAATCTTTATTGGTTACCTTCTTGGATGCCAAGATTTTTCACTCCTTCTGTAACTTGCAAGCCTTGTTCGATAGCTTGTTGTTGAGCTTGTTGTTCTTGCCTTTTCTGTCTTATAGTTTCTTTCTCAGACTCAGAACGTCTTAATCTATCGGGTATGCCATAAAGGACACCTGATTCTTCAGCTATCTTATCAAAGTCGATGTTGTCTAATACTTCAGGATTGAACTCTGCCATTGGTAGGATTGAACCAACCCATCTTTCTATTGCGGCTATTTCATTTAATCTTTGCGCTCTTGCGACAGGGCCAACAAATTTAACCCTTATATCTTTACCTTCTAATACTTGTGGTATTTCACCTAATGCGCCTTTGCGTAACATCAGGTTAAAGACGCGATTAAGAATAGGCTTTAGGTATTCCATTTCCATGCGGCCTAATGTCGGGCCGATTAATCTTTGCATTAACTCAAACCGAACTTGTACTTCAGTCGCGGTCATTTGCGGGCCTTGATTAAGTTGTAATTGATCAGACATAAATATCTGTCTAATAGATTCTCTTAACTCAGCTGCTTTAATTTGAGATACATCGTAACGAGAGTTACTTAACAAAGGCTTAATCTTGTCTATAAGATCTGCTCTTATATAATTCTGAGCTGCTGGCGTTAATTTTAATTTACCGCCCACCCCTTCATCTGGCACACCTAAAGGCGGGTCAATATCTTTAGCCCATGCTTTTAATTCTAATTCTATTGCTCGGTTTAATGTTCTTATGTC